GGACCTCGCCTGCGAGGAAGGTTGGGTTCCTAAACCTCAAGGAGAGACTCTCGAAGGTGGACTACCCTACACAGGTTTCTATGTAGGGTCACCTCCGAGTATCTCCCTCGAGGGCTTCGTACCCAATTCCTACTCAGTGAGGGCTCACGTGGTAGAGGAGCAAGGAGCCAAGGCGAGAGTTATTACTATCTCGCCTGGGGTCCTTGCCACGCTCCTCCACCTCGTGAGAACTTACTGCTTTTCCAGCCTCAGGAAAGACCCTGAGGTCGGAACCCTCGCAGGAGAGGGGACCCTCACGGACTGGATGCGGAGGGTCAACCGGTTCCTCTCAGAGAACCCTGAGTTTGACATCCAGACAAGGGAGATCCTGTCACTCGACCTAAGCCGGGCGACAGACACCTTCCATCTGGATGTCTGCTCAGCGCTCGCTGAGGGGTTCCTGGATGACCCTGAGACTCCAATGTTCGTGAGGGCCCTTCTACCCATCACCACCTCTGGCGTTTCAGTGGAGTACCCTGAAGGGATGGAAATCTCAGAGCTTGAGATGTCCAACAGGGGGATCCTCATGCGGAATCCTTCCAGTTGGTTCCTCCTCAATCTCTTCACGAGGTTCCATTGGGAGCTCTCCGGCTTCCTTGTTAGGAAGCTCGGGAGCTCCAAGCGGATCCTTAGAAGAGACGGGAAGGGACTCACCGGAAGAGCCCTCAGGGAAGTAAAGAACTTCCCGGAGGGCAGGATTCCAAATGCGGACCCCCTCACCAGCAGGTGCGGGGATGATCAGATCTCCCTAGCGACCTTGCAGAGGTCCCTCGTTTTCGAGGGAATCCTGCCGGTCTCTGGGGGGATCATCTCGCCCGGGGTGCATCTGCGTTCTCCCACGTATGGGATCTACACAAAGCAATTCTGTAAGCTTGATCGTCAAGCTCGCAGGGTTGACTTTGTGGATATCCTACGTGTGAGAACGCTGAGCACCCCGGATTCGAGACTCCCAGGTAAGAAGGAGAACCCTCCTGAGTGGACCAGGGGTTCGGTCGCCTTTAAGGAGACTGAGTGGTGGGCTGGAGGAGAGTTTGAGGACTCTGTTTATCAGAGTGCCTCTACTTTCCTTCAGTGGCGCTACTCAGATTTCCTTAAAAGGGTCCGGACCCTTGGCGGAGAGGTGTTCCTTCCGATGGTGTTTGGGGGTTTACAGTACCCCCACCACCTTCGGAAGGTCCGCCTCTCCGGTCCCACCAAGAGGATGCTCCAAATTCTTACAAGGGATGATCTCTCCCTTGAGCACCTACTGGACTCTGTTGGGCTCTCGAAGCTCTGGATGGCCCAAACGTACTCACCCCTCGGGGGAACCGTCCAGGGGATCCTCAGAGACTTCCTTCTAGGGTTGGAAACAACCCCTACGAGGAACTTTGAGGTCCCAGGGCGGGACTTCCCGAGGTTTGGGGACGTACGGGCTATCAAGAGCTTCTGCTCTGAGGTCTCCAAGGCGAACCCCCACATGAAGGCCCTCCCGGAGGTCATCGACGATCTCGAGAGACACCTCTATGAGTATCACTCATACAGGTTGGACTCTGCCGAGATCTCCAATGTACCTTCCTTGAGGTCCGTCATCCGGAGGTTCAAATCGATAAGGAGTGAGATCCTAAAGGATCCACACCCTTACCGTCCCTTCACTGTGACCTCTATCGGGCAGCTGATAAAGGGA